CAGTGTCCCACTGACCAACTTTAGCGTCAGTGATCTCATAAGTACCCATGTCAATGATGTTGCCGTTAGCGTCTAATGTGCCACCTAACTGTGGTGTAGTATCTTCAACAATACTAGAAATACCACCAGCGTCTGTGTCGTTAACCCAAACAGAACCATTATACTTAAGGACTTGACCAGTTGAAGGTGTCGTGACAGTAACATCAGACAGGCTATCAAGGTCACCTATAGAAGCTGCTGTAGCCGCTGCGGCTGCTGCACTTGCTGCTGCTGCTGTAGCACTATTGGATGCGTTTGTTGCGCTTGTAGAGGCGTTAGATGCGCTTGTAGAGGCATTGGATGCACTGGTTGCTGCATTAGTCTCACTAGTCGCTGCATTGCTTGCTGATGTTGCCGCATTGGACTCTGAGGTAGATGCAGCTGATGCACTGTTACTAGCGTTAGTTGCACTTGTGGACGCACTGGATGCGCTAGAGGATGCTGATGTTGCTGAGGATGCAGCGTTAGTAGCTGACGTAGATGCGCTAGAGGCGCTTGTGGAAGCTGCTGAAGCACTGGCTGCTGCATTGGTTTCAGCAGTCTCTGCGTTATTCTCCGCAGTCTCAGCGTTATTCTCCGCAAGTTCTGCTGCTGCCTGAGCAGCCTCTGCAGCTACCTTGGCAGCTTCTGCTGCTATAGCGTCAGCGTCAACAGCTGATTCGCTGGCGGCTGCTGCAGTTGCACTAGCGGCTGCTGCGGTTGCAGAAGCACTAGCTTCATTTGCTTTTGTAGTGGCAGTCTGTGCGTAAACAGCAATCTGCGAAGCGTAAGCGTCAGTGCTAGCATCTCCTGACCCACCTTCACCACGATATATTGGCATAGTCTACTCCGACAAAAACAAATAAAAAGAAAAGAGAAAACCCCTCCGAAGAGGGGCTAGAGGTTGCTTAGCCGTTGACAGCTAAGACGAAACCAGTTTCAGGACGTAGAACCTGAATGCCGTACAGACGGTCAGCAGTGTACAATGTTCCGAGGAACTCTTGCTTGTACTGAGTCTGTGAGCGTACACCTACTTGCTCAGCCATAACCATAGTGTCCTTGTGACCCATGATAGCACCACGGATTGCGCCACCAGCTGCGTTTTCAGCAGCAGTTTCAATGGTGGGGCAGTTGCTGGTAACGTAGATATCAATACCGTAAAGGTTACCGATCTTACCATTAACAACACCACGACCGTCTACGAAGTCTGAAGACACATAGCGATCAATACCCATGATAGCGTTACGCAACGCAGGTGGAATAGCAAGGAAGCGACCATCCATAGGCGCATCTTGATCATCCATCTTCTGAACCATGTCACGGAAGAAAGCATCAGTGAACACATCAGCAGCTACTACAGTATCAACTGCATAAGCAGTAGTACCAGTAGCAGCGTCATTGTAGTACACGTTGCTGTGAGTCCAATCAGAACCATCACCGTCACCGAATGACTTACCAAGAGCAAACAGGTCATCATCAACCTGCTTAGCAAGTGCGTAACCAGCATCGCCAGTGTAGAACTGACGTAGAGACGCAAGAGCCTGTGCTTCAGTAATGTCCTCGATCAAACGAGAGTATTCAAAGTGCTTGTTGATAGTGACCAGAACTTCAGTCTCAACAGCATTCTGAACAGTTACAGCTGTGTTCTCAACCTTCGCATTCGCAGTACCACGAGTGGGCTTAGGAATGTGAATAGTATCACCTTTCTTGCCAGACATTGACATCTTCTTGACAAGGTTAGCGAGTACAAGGTTTTTCTCATAGGCTGCAATAACCTCATCACTCCAGATTTCGGGGATGAAAGTTGCTGCAGAAGTATTATCTACAAAACCACCAGTGGCGGGATATACAGAAGTAGCCATTTAAATTCTCCTAGAATTTGCTATTTGACCCTCCCTTCTTGATATGCCTTCATGATCTCGTCAGAAAGGCTTTGGTATCGGTCAGGGTCAGTTTTCATAAGTTTAATAATGTCTGCCCTTCGATAGATTTTTCTTGACTGTGAGTCAGGATTGCCACGAGCGTTACCTGTGTTTGCAGACTTAACTGCTGCTTTCCTTCCTGCCTTCTCTGCCTGAGCAGTCTGCTGTACGGTCTGTTGACGGTCTTTCCATAAGGAGAAAAGCTCATCAGCAGCTTCATGGTCGTACATTTGATCAGCTTGTACAAACAACTGAGTCCTAATCTTAGAGCTTTTAATCCATTCAGCAAAGCGGTTATCCTTCAGGATCGCTTCCATGTCTGGATGTCTAGCTTGAAGCTGTCCTAAAGCCGTAGCTTTTTTATACTGTTGAGTATATTGTTCAGCTTCTTTAATCTTAGGATGATTCTCAATCGCTCGACTTACTGCCTTGTCAGGGTCAGTGAAGAAGTCAATATCATCATCTTCAGGCTGTGGTGCTTGTTGTTGTGGTGTGAGTTGTGTCTGGATATAGTTGTCAACAACTTTCCTTAATTCACCTACTTCACCGCTTTGTTTGCCCAATAGCTTTTCAGCTTCTTGGTGCATACGCGCTAGTTCCGCAGCAGACTTACCTCTGTACTTCTCAGGTAAATCATCAGTCTCTTGAGTTTGCTCTTTTTGAGGCCCTTGTTGAAACTGCTCTTCTTGTGTATCAAGTTCTGCTGTGTCTACTGTATCCTCTTCAGGACGCTCATCTAATAGTTTTGCTGCCATTATTAAACTCCGTGACTTAGCATTATGGAGATTGGTAGTTTGTAGAAGGGTTCTTACGAATTTGCCTTCCGTTCTTGTTTGATCTTCCTTTCTCGGTCTCTAGCCCATTTCATAGTAGCTCCTGCAAAGTCACCACTGTGAGGTTCTAGTACAGACCTGATTGGAGAGATCACTCTCTTAGCGTCTTCACCGCACTCGCACCTAGTAAGTACGATGTCGTCACTAACAAAGTGTTCTTCAATATGCCCATTAGGACATTTAAAATCTCTAAGCTTCCTCATCTAGTCCCTCAGCTTGCTGTTGAGCAAATGTTACCTGAGTTTCAAGATTAAGTATGTTGTTCATGACTGCAAGCTGTCCTTTGCGAAAGTAAAGGTCTTGCTCGTCTTTTGTTTGCTCTATAGAATTTATACCAACAACTGATGTTTGCATATCTTCTAGTAGTATTTTCCAACCTTCTGATCTAAACAAATCATTCAAGTCTCGAAAATACTTTTCTGTTTCTGGTGTCATGCTGTTTCTCCTATTCGGACAGCGTATCTAGTTTTTCAAACATTCTGTGTTGTCGTTCACACGCGTGACAAGTACCACACGTAATAAACCCTGCTGGAGACTGTAGTGGCTTACGACAAGACCAGTACAATTCTCTTAACTCTTCTGGCATACTTAGGTAAACACCTAGACTTCTATCTACAGAGATTTTAGTCATGTAGTCCAGAGGAGTCGCCCATATAGGCTTCATACGTCTGTTAATACAAGCTGCATTAAACACACCGTATGCTTCAGCAGTTTCCTCTTTGGTCATGTTGTAGTCGCCTGTGTAGACAACATTAAACAACTGACCTGTACCAGCCATAACTCTAGCAGCTTGAAAAAGCGCAAGAGTCATATCTTTACCACCAGCGTAGTCAGTCAACCAAGAGTAAGTAGACGAACTAAACGTAAACTCTCTTTGGTTTTGCTGCATAAATTCAATGCTATCTTTGATAGCTACAGCTTCAGCATTAATTCTGTTTTCTCTGTTGTGAAGATGAATAGCGTGTATATGTACATCTTGTTGTGTGTGTTCTAAAAGATTCCACGCAAGAGATACACTATCCATCCCACCAGAGTAAAGCACTAATGCTTTTTCGTTTTTACTTCCTTTAAAACCGTGATACTCAAAAGCTGTATCAATACCATTCTTAACTTTTAACTCATAGTCTGTAATTTTCACTGTTTCTCCTATTGACGGGACAGTTCTTATGTGGTATATAATGAGTATATTATATCATACTTTTAAGTAAATGTCAAGTTAATTTTTAGTTATTTTTTACTTCCTTTCTTTTTCATACCTGACTTAGTTTTCTTAGGTGGTCTACCTACTTTGTTACCGTATGTACCTTTACCGTATGGCATCTGGATCACCTCCTTTTCTTGGCTGTTTTAGCCGCTTGTTTAAAGTTCTTTGAAGTCGGTGCGCCTTTGCTACCTACCTTACGCATCTTCTCTCCAGAACCCTCTTTAATACGCTTACGCTTAGCGTGGATGTTTGCGTATAAACCTCGTTTAGACATTACCATTTCACCTTGTCAGCCCAGTATGCTGCAGACATCTTGCCCTTAGCAATGTTGGAAGCGTGGCGAGCCTTAAAAGACTTTTGTCTGGCTGTGGGTTTCTTATCACCACTAACGCCTTGCTGTCCAAACCTGATGGTCTTAACCTTGTCACCTTCCTTGGCAACAACTACGTGAGACTTCTTAGGATGGCTCGGAGTTCTCTTTGGTTTGTTGTACCCGCTTACTCCTGCTCGCTCCAGCCTTGGGTCTTTCTTTTTCATTAAGCAGCTCCTCCACCTTGCATAGCCGCTCCAAGAGCTTGCTGTAACTGCTGTTGATCTCCTCCAGTGCTTTGTTGAGCTGGGCTTGTGACACTACCATTTGCTTGACCTCCTCGGTTTCTCAAGTCTATTTCTTTTTCTTTAAGTATACGATCAGCGACTTTAAGTCTACGTTCAAACTCTCTGTCGTCTTCCTCGCCTTGTCTAATGTTAGTAGTAATAGCTTTCAGTTTATCAATCTCAAGCTCCTGAGGAAGCATCTGAGCCTCGATAGCGTACTTCTGCGCCCTAGCCATAGACTCTTGTGCTTGCGACTGCAGAGCGGCTGTCTGAGCCTCTTGGAACGCCATCTGAGCTTGTGCTTGAGCTTGCTGCATCTGCTGAGCTTCAGGGTTAGGTTGTGATGCTTGTTGCATAGCAGCAATAAGTTCTTCACGGTTAGACAGGTTCATGTTGTCAATGATTGATTGAATCAACACAGGATACAACGGACTGTCTTGCTGCATAGTTTGTAGCAGCTGTACAAGCTGTGTAACTTCGTACTCACGAGCAATGATGCCTAGAGAGCTGGTAGCGTTAAACTTGTAGTCCTTGACAGGATACAGTTCAGGCTCAAACTGCATATACCTATAAGCTGCTTTTTTAACAAAAGGCAACAAGAAAGACTCTTGGAAGTTGATCAGAGTTCGCTTATGCCTTT